GGAAGCTTTATTCTTGGCAATGATTTCGGTAACGTCCTGGGTCGTTTCTATTACAAATTTATCTTGAGACGGGTTCTCACCCGCCTCGAAAATAAAGTCGTTCTTAATTCTACTAGTAGAATCAAAGTCTAGAACGCGCCGCTCGTTTCCCATTATGAGAACACTAAGTCAGCTAAGACGCCGAGGCCAGCTTCTTGGTTTACCTGTAGCCCCTGTTCTGCAAGAACGAAAAATTTCTCTGCATCACCTGTTTTGGCTAAGCTAACCTGCTGCATTGGCCGTAGGGTGCTAATTTCTATAAGGTCCGGGTCGATGATATAAGCGTCTCTGGGTCGTGAAAACCTAGACGGGACAATAGAAAGTGAACCAAAATCGCTCATATAGACATCTGCGGCCCCAACGATTGTAGTGGGGGAGTCACTTGGCGCCATATATCTTTGCGCAGCAATTCCAGCAAAACCACTAACGACACTCTTGACGTGCGGTCCGACTAAAAGAAACTTAGGATCACCTCCTTGTGCCCAGACTGATTGAATAACTGGTTTTAATAGCACTTCCGTTGCAGCTCTCAAATTTGCGTTACTTGAGTCTGTTGCGGCAGCGTTAACTACGCCGTTAGCTACAGTCGGATTTGCTCCGCCAGTACCACGTCCGCTGTTCGTTCTAATCCAAGCACTCAGTGATGCAGTTACTCGAGCGGTGCCAGCGGCACCAGCATTCGCGGCAGTGTTCACGCCACAAAGATTAAACTCAACGTCTCGCTTTAATTCGTTACCCGCTTTAGTGATTTGGTATGCGAGTTCTGATCGTCGGCCAGCTTCGTCGATGGCGCCGTTCAAGTTGTCAGCTACGATTCCAACTTTACGCATGATCTGCGTGTAGTTGCCAAGCCTGGTTGTTGCGGCCAGGGCTGGGAACGCAGCGATATCGTCTCCATCTAATTGAGCATTTGCGGCCACATTTGTAAGAGCGTCTGTCTGGAATTCAAAGAACGTATTTTTTACAGAACGTTTTTTTGAAAGGTTACTGATAAAAGGTGTAGTAGATGGACTGATGTTATAGATGATATCGCTTAACGATTCTCTAATGCCATTTACTGAATAACGAGTGCTGGTGTTGGCTATAATGGCCATAATTTTTTAACTCCAAAAAGTCATAACATTGATTCAATTAGAGCGGTGGCATCTTCCACTCGCCCACTTTTCGCAAGACGTGCGCGTTGGTTCTTCTCGCGCTTGGAGCTCGACTTAACCTGGCTGCTTCTGCCCCCAGGGGTTACGGCGTTCGTTCGACGGGACTTAGACGCTTTTTTCACTCGCCTTGTTCCTTGGTCGTACAACATAGCTTTGCGTAGAACTTGAATATGAGATGCCCGTACCAGGGCTCCTATTTCATTTTCCGAAATTCCCTGATCACTTAGATAGGCTCGGAGCTCGTCCGATTCTTTCTTGGCGATCGCTTCATCCCGCCAGGATGGTATTAACTCACCCAACCTGGACACTTCACTATTCAGCATCACTTGCATCTGCTCTTGCTGCTCTTTGTGCGTTGCATCCGCTACCCGGTTTTGCTCTGCCTCGATTGCAATCAATTTCTGATGTCGTTCTTGCTGTTTTCGGTTGTAAAGCCGTTCCTCTCGGTGCGCAGTGATCGGATCGTCTTGGTACATCTGATCAAAATCTGGCGCCGGTTCATCGAATGCTCCCAGTTGCGTTTGCAGTGCCCGTAACATCTGGCTGTACTGCTGACGCTCAATAGTCACGGCATCTCTGTCTTGCGTGAACGTTTTCCGTTCTTCGCTTAGTGCCTGACTCTTTCGTGTGTAGTCCGCTTGTCGCGAGTACCCGTTCTTAAGCTCATTCAAATCGACTTCCACGTTTTCACCATCGACTTTGATCGTGAATGTTTCAATCGACTCATCAAGCTCTTCGTCTGAGTCTTCCTCGTCCTCAAGCAACTCGGCGTCTTCGTCTAAGTCATCGATGTCCTCATCGGCTTCATCAATGGCATCGAGCTCTGATACCTCGCCCCCCTCTGGGGACTCGTCTGCGAATTCCTCATCGTCAATTTGTTCCTCTTCAGGAGTCAACAATTTCAGTAATTCTGCTTGTGCAGTAGCTTCATTTATCCCAAGTGTGGGGTGAAGGCTCTCTACTATTTTATCATCCATCTTCTAATTATCCTTTTGCTTCTCAAAAGCGATTGAGTCTCCTGCTGCGCGAAGCGCATTACAAAGTTCTTCAAACGTTTCCAGTTTTGCGAAAATGCGCTCCCGGTCCGCTGGACCTTGGGAGTGCTGCCAATCCTCAAAAAAACGAAATTTTGTACGAGCGACTAACTCATCAAAATCCTCGTCTTGAAGAAAGCTTTGCAACCCGCTCAAATATTGAGTTTCAGTTCTGGCCATTGAAAGGCCCCGGCATTGGTTGCATTGGTTGTTGTGGACCAGGTTGTTGTGGACCAGGTTGTGGTGGACCAGGTTGTTGTGGCCGACTTAAATTTTTAACGAGCTCTCTGTCGCGATCGCCGTTTGCCTTGATCTCTGCCGTATCGACCTGGGCTCCGTAGCGAGCGACAATCTCGGCCTCCTTCAACTTCATATTTGCAAAAGACTCATCTCGGCGTCGATCGTCCTCGAGTAACATTCGCTCTCGATCGAGCTCAATTTCTGCGATCTTTTTCTGGATATTGCTCTCTATTTCGAAAACCTGAGTTTCGATCAACTTTTCATTGATGTCTTTTTCTGGAGGTCCAGTTGGCGCCGGAGGCTGATACTGAGCTGGGTCACTGAAGTATCTGTTGACGTCTTTTATCCCGCCCAGCTCGAGCGTGCTCACCAAGGTGTTGTAATAATTTTGTGCAGAAACAATAGGATTCTCTGGTCCAAGCTTTTCAAGGAGCTCTTTTTGAATGCCAGCTATCTGACCAAGGAGAGCCAATCTTTCTTGGCTACTTCCGGCGCCCAGGGCGACATTAGTCACGACGTCCATGTCCACACTGAACTGATCAGGTTGGACCGGCACGAACTGATTGCGCAGTCTGATGATTTGGGTTTCATCAACGTTTTCGTGCGCCAGTTTTAGCAAGCCCTTATAAAGACGTGACATCCCGTTCTCAGCGAAAAGCCTGGCGATCATTTCAATACGCTGCTGGGCAGCGTTGATGGTCTGTGTCACCGCTGCCAGCGTACTCGACTGTAACTGCTCAGGGTTTAGCCCTGCTGCCGCTCGCGACATCCCAGTGCGGTCCTCTCGAACCTGATCTAAATACTCCAGCATTGGGAATGCATCTCTGCCTACATATGGCAGAGTGAAAGGCTGCACGGCGCCAGGGTTCCGCATCCTGATGATACCGCCAGCTTCGACGTTCAATACGTCTGCAAGATTCGCCTGGCCCTCAACCACTCCAACCCTTGGATGCGTGCTCATCGCCAGGCTGTCCAGGGATGCTCTCAACACTGCCGTTTTTATTCTTTGAATATCCATCGTCATATCGGCAATGCTTTGGCCGAAAAATTGATGCGGTTCTGGAGAAGGACAAAAATGCGAGAAAGGAATCTCGGTGGCTGGCTCATTGCGTAGAATTTCGTAGCTCGTCCCGGCGGTGCAAACCTTCCTGAGCTCGCTCACGCCATCACCGTTGGCCAGCTTCATGTAAGCTTCAACGTAGAGAACTCTCCTTCTAGTCTCATCATCGTCGTAGTCTTTATCGACCAACTGATTTGATAGGCGCTGCAAAGCCTCCTCATTTTCTAGCGAAAAGGTGCTGTCATCTCCCGTGGAGTACTGAAGCATTTCTTCGAAATCGTACCCCATTTGAACGAGCTCGCTGACCGTGGCATATTTCCTGTGCGCAACAATGTCGGCGTCATCAAACGTTCTTGCGTCCCGGTTGATCAAGAGCTCTTCCGGGGCTACCGACTCAACGACAATTTTTCCCTCAATGATTGAGCGCGAGATTGTCACGCTGTGGAGCGGAACCTGGTCCTCTGTCACAAAGGTTTCGAGCCGTGTGGTTTCGTTCGCAGGGTCAGCGTTTAACGTCGCCAGGCTGGCATCATCAAGCCCGTCATAGTCGCTGGTTTCGATTCTCTCTGTGGTCCGATAAACAAACTTGAGAAAACCGGACCCCTTTACTAGGGCATCCAGGAATGTCTGATACAAAATTTCGATGTAGCTGCTGCTCTGTTCGTGCTCGAGAATATAATTGATGTAATCGCTCGCCTGAGACGCCAGCTCTATATCCTCTGGACCTCGCGCTGCATACTCGACCACTCGTTCACTTCCACAAAAAACACGAACTAGGGAGGGCAGCATCTGCTGAATAGTGTCCCTCACATCGAGACTTTGAGCGGTGCTTCGACCTTCCTGCTCATTACCCAGGGGTTCGCCCATGTAGTAATTCATCGCCTCGGCACGCTTTGGCGACATCGTGTTATCGATGAAATCTACCGCGTCCTCAATGGCCAAACGGACGGTGGCTTGCAGCTCTTCGCTGACCTCTTCACCTTCCGTATTTTCCTCAAAATCGTCTGTTACTAGTTCTAGTTCAGACATGGTAGAATTCCCCTATGGATATGATACAAAAACAGCGCACAAAGCTGCTCAAGGTCGCTCTTGAGAAGTTCATAGAAGACCCTGTGATTGATATTGATTGGGACTTTGAGCGTCACGCTGCATTAAAAGAGTTAGCACGGCGGCGGGGAGAAGTCCCTGCTGAA